CTTTTTTCATAGGAGCTTCTGCTACCTTAGTCTCCATTTCTTCTACTCCCTCTTCTTTCATTTTGTTAGTAGCTTTTACTTCAGGAGCTTTTTTCTCTTTCTTTTCTTTTGGCATTTTAACAGCCTCGGTATAAGCACCGCCTGACATATCACCTTTCTTGGCTTCTGCTAATACTTGCTTGGCAAGAGATTCAAACAATTGCTTGGATAAATGCAATCTAACTTTTGTATTATTTTTCATCTAGAGTTATTTTTTAAATTATGCTCCAAAAGTTACACCAGTTGGTAAGATGTTGAAGTCAAGTTGGATGAATTCTGCAGTTCTAGTAGGCTGTAAGTAAATAGCACCTACAAGAAGATTGCGATCTATCACATCAGGTGTGTTATTGGTCTCGTCCATTACTACGCGGAAGGCATAAAGACCTTGACGCTGTTGAACGTAATCAAGATATGGGTTAACTTGAGAAAGGAAGCGATTACGTGTAACGGCTGTATTCTGCTCGAATACAAGAGTCTGTGCAATTTGACCAATATACCCTTTAAGAGCGATCAATAGACGACGTACGTTTACTCTATCAAGTGCAGAAGCACGAGCTTGTAAAGTTTTTTGTCCGTATACTACTGTACCTTGGCCTGGGAATACTGCAATTGGATTTACTCTTCCAGTATATAATGTATTGCGCTGAGCTACAGTAAGACGTCTTTCAGGCTGAATCACAGTTGGAAGACCTCCACGGTTAAGACCTGCTGGTGCAAACCACTCGGCAGATACTTTATCATTGTATTCGTATACTCCAGGAATAATCACAGAAGCAGGTACGAAATTTAAGCGACCAGTTTCGATTGAACGAACCTGAACCCATGGCCAATAAGTAGCACCGTAGCTGTTGTCGTAAGACTGAGCAGCAGTTGTTACTGAATTGATGGCTTGATTGTATCCAACCATATCTACTACTGCAATAGCATCTCCACGGTTCTGAACCATGCTAAGAAGGCTACTAACAATAGATGTTGCATTCTGATTTGTGATACCAGGTGCATAAATTGAGTCGTATACGTACTGATCTTGGTTAGCTAATAGATTGATTGCAGTAGCGTAGTTATCAGGGAATACACCTTGAATATTTGTGGCTGAGTTAGAACCTACAGAAGCTACAGTTGGGATTTGCTCAAATAAATTTAATGCAGCTAAACCAAAGCATCCATACAAAGGACCTACTGCACCACCAAAGGCACCGTTTTGAGATCCGCTTCCGTTTTGAGGAATAGAAGCTGTATAAGCAGAATATGCCTGACCTTGTGGATTTAAGTAGTTAGGTGTAGGCAGGTTAACATTCTTAACGCGTACATACAGAGATGAGTTAGGATAGCTACCTGTAATCTCTAAATACTGCTGTCCGTCGCTATCGGTTGCTACAGTCTGTGTTTGATCACCGATTACGTAAGCAATGTAGTTATTTTGATTTGGATCTAAAGATAGATTAGTCCAAGTCTCAAGTACTGTTTGGTTTGAAGTATAGTCATCACCTCTTCTAATAAGGAGTGTAAATACGCCAGAAGCAGAATCGGCTTGAGTTACTTGCCATCTAACATTGTTTGCGGATCCGGAAGGAAGTATTCCGTTAGTTGCTGTAGTTGCACCTGCGTTATTGTTCATGATGGTACCTACTGAAAGGGTCTCAAGAACAAATGGGCTTTCACCGGAAATGCCGCAAGGGATGAGTGAGGATGAAGCTGCGCTATATGAGCCGCTAGCAACTCTTGTCACTAAAAGGGAAGTACCTCCCTGCTGGAAATAGTTATAAGCAGCTTGAGAGGTCAAATATTCGTAAGTATTGCTGTTGGAAACAAATGTAGTTCCAAACTTAGCTTTATACTGAGAATATGAAGTTACGAGGGTTGGGATATTAGGCTTTCCTACTACAGTTGGGCCGATTAAGGCGGCTCCTACTGTTACCGGACCTGCTGTTACCTGGGAAAGGTCGTTTTCTCTTAGGAATACACCTGGTGAAATTAATGCTTCTGCCATTTTAATGATTTATTTCTAGTAATAAATATCAGTCCGTAAAGGCAAAACCTAATTTATTCCCAAGGAGTACTCTATTAAACAGATAGCAGAGTTATTTCGCCGTTTTCTGGGTTAATAGTACCATCTCCGTACTTTGCTCCAAGTTCTTTTAACTGATCGCGCTGTTTGAGAGCATTAGCTTTGATAGCTTCTTTTATGTTTTCTAACTCAAGATCTAATAGGGTTCTCTGAAAATGCAATTCACCGAGAACGGCGGCAAGACGTGTAGCATCTTGTCTGTTGTTTTGAAATTCTTGTAACTCTTCTGGAGTAAGTTTTTTGATATCCATGTGTTTATTTATTTTGTAACTTTTTTAGTCGCTTTTTTGCGTGGCTTTTTAGCTTCGGCAGGCTGTACTTCAACAACAGGAGTCTCTACTTTAGGCTCAGGCTTTACGAAAAGACTCTTTAACTTTGCAAGGATGGTTGCGAGTATCATATTTTAGCTGTTTGGTAATAAATAGTACCGTATTTATGGGATCTAATATATAAATATCGAATAAACCTGCAGAACTATGTCTTTATATCTTCTTCTTTCTTAAGACCGTATGTAACCCATCTATACCATATTCGTTCGTGTATATAGTACTGAATTGGTTTGTAAACGAGTTCGGCAACACCAAACGCAGCACCGATTTTAATTGACCCAGAAACTCCCCACATTATTACGAATCCAATCAAGGTACTCAAAACGCGATAACTGATGGTTTTCGCTATATGTCGTTTTTTCTCTACTATCATCTTATTAATACTACGTCACCTTTCCAAATAACTTCAGTTGCTTGGCAACTTATGTGGTGTTTATCTACTTCTTGGTTTCTTAATGAATCCCAAACCGTATCTCGAGTCGTATGTACAGGTAGTTGAAATATAACATTACAACAAATGCGCTCCTCTCCATCAATCAATATTCTCCAAAAGTTATGATTATCTTTACATTGAGTGTTCCACCTTACCTTAACGTCTATCATATACCTGAATTTCTATTTAAATTTATTGCAACAGCTCTATCTACGTTTGGCTGTTCAGGATCACGGTCATTTATAAGATAACGAGTTCCTCTACCGATTCCAAAAACTATTTGATGATATTTTACCCCTAGCTTTTCTAGTTCTTGTTTTGTAAACACCTCTAGTTCAGGAGGACGAGCAGTTGTTATTACTATATGTGCACCTTTATTATACTCTTTGTTCACTAAATTGATAACGCTCTGTATAGGTTCAGGTTCTGCTGTCTGAAGCACATCAAAAGGTCTATACTTTATAAGAGTACCATCGATGTCAACAAAACACGTAGGAAACTTCTTCATAGCTTACCTTCAGCTTTCATTTGCTCGCGGATCTTAGTTGCGGATATATCGTGAATGTCTTGAGGGGGTACGTGCTCAATAACATCGTAACCTACTCCACGGCCTATATTAATTGATTCAATATCTGGAATCTTCATGATATTTAGCTTACCCTCTTCTACAAGATCTTTTAACTCGATAGATAGATTCATTAGAATTTCTTGAGCCGTCCACGGGTTCTTTTCACTTACAGGGACGTCGCGAATACATAGCAACACTTTCTTTCCTTCTTCGAGGGCTTGATCAATAAGCCAACGATGTCCAGGATGCCAAGGTTGCCATCTTCCGATAAACATAGCCCACTCCCCTGATTTACTTTGTGCTTTAGCTAGGTAGTTCTTCATTAGTATAACGCTTTATTGCATCAACACATTCTGATATTGATAGTTTAGACGTGTCTAAATGTAATATACGTTCTTTTTCTGGTAATTCAAAATCTTGAACGTGAAATTTTTCTCTACCTCTTTCTCCTTCGTAGGTTAAATACACCCATTTAACATCGTCGGTTAAACTATTAAGGTAGTTGCGAGCCTCTCTATACGGATATACCAGTGATAGAATAATACCGTCGCTTCCTATACTATTTAGGTAGTGCGCAATGTCGCTAGCCCTGTTCAGGTTCTGAATACGCCCTTTCCTGTTGAAGCTTTTATTTTTAAAAATTTCACGTAGCTCATCTCCGTCAATATTCCAGTATTGACTGAAGCATTCCTCTCCTATAAGCTTTTTTGCAAGCGTTGATTTACCGCAATGCGGTTGTCCAAATAAAACTATAATCAATGTTTGTAATTGAAAGTATCAAAAAACCAATTAAAATTGTTGTATATCCATTCAGAGGTATAAGTACCTAGTATCTCTTTTGAATCGTCAGGTAGTGCTCCTAATTTATTTCTGATGGTATGATCTCCGTAGATACCGTGAACGGTATCGTCTTCGACTGTGATTTGAGGTATGTGATTAAAGTTATGTTGAAAATAAGGTATTTCAAGATATCGGTAGATACTCTGCATCATACCTTCAGGATTGGTACAGAGGTCTTCATACCTAATGATTAAAAAGTTTCTAGCTGTCTTATCAAGGATTGCTTGATATAATTTTGGTATAGCATGTCCAATTGGGTGACTTACGGCCCACTGTTCGACTCTCTGCTGTGTAGTTAGTCCTTTTAGTTTAGCATTATCTATCTCGCCCATGTCTCTATCGGGATTAGCTCTAAACTTTTTTTCCATAGAAGCAAATACTGCTCGTAAGTCTCTAACCATGTAGAGTACCTTTGGATTGGGGTAGATATTATTTACTAATGAGTAAATAGATCCCCAGTTTCTATTTTTGTCTAGAATGTAAGGTTTATCAGTAAGATTCTCTACATACCCTCTTAATCCTTCTCTGCAAAAAGCATAGAATCCATCACGCCACATATCCTTATCTCCTGCGTATGCCTCTTTGTTGCCGTTATAACCTATTCTAGCGCCTAGAACTAAATCAATCATTCCTGATGTAGGTGTTACGTGGAAGTCGGAATTTTGGCCTATAAGGTTTTGTAGAAGCGTAGAGCCTGCTCTCGGTAAAGAGCTTTGATAAAATATTGTCTGTTTCATGATTAAATATTACTAATTACTTCCTTGATATCAAATACATCTTCTAACTCCATATAAGGACATTCGTGTATATTGTTTTCAAATTGAAAATCAAAAAGGTAAGATCCTATAAGCTGGTTTGCTCTTTTAGGTAGTTTAGCAGTAATATTGTTATGTAGGTTATACCCGAATACAGTCGGTGAAGTACCTATCCAAAATACTGTAGAAGGTAGTTTAAAAGCAGCTGCAGCATGTTGAAGACATGAGTCGATTAAAATACGTTTTTGCGCATTAATTAATATAGCAAATAACTCAATACCGGAGTACTGCTGATCAATCCTCTCTACTCCTTCAAGTCGATACCCGTCAGGTCTAGTTATCTGGAAGATATGATATTGATCTTTGAATTTGTTAACAATAGTTTGCGCTAAATCTTGGGGAATATCTCGGGTCCAAGAATAGCTATATTTCTGTCCCTGTAGAGGTCCTCCACTAGTTTGTATGACGATTGTTGGTTTTTGCCTTAACCAAAGACCGATTAGTTGTCTCTGCACAAAGTTAGCATATACACTTGGTTGCTGTTCTGTATAAGTGA